AAACGGACCACTTTCGCGAAAATTTCTTGTTGAGACAATGTACAGTCCGCTCCTTCGAGGCGGATACCCTACATCGAAACAGAGAATCAAAACCGATCCTCTACCATGGTCAGATTGACCAACAACAACAAGAAGAAGAAGAACACCGCCGGGGTCAGGAACAGACCCGGCGGGCGCCCAAGGGCGCAAGAGAAGAGTTCGCGAGGCAAGATGGTGACCGTATCGACCCCGACATCCGTGTCGGCGTGCGTCGTAGGTCAGCACTCGAAGCGAGTGAAGTATTCTCGAACCATGCAGGAACTCCTTTCCTGGGCGCCCCTCTCGGGCGCCGACCGTCGCGTCGCCGTGATCAGGCTCCAGCCTGGAATCCAAGGTGACGACTACGATCCGTACTTCGAGAACGCGGAATCTCACTGCCTTGTGGGTACTCCTTTCCCCACCGCTTATCCGAACGCCACGCAGTACAACGCGTGGCGCTTTACAAAGCGACCGACTCTCCACATAGTCACCAACCTCAACTTTGGGCAGCAAGCCCAAGTTCGAGTGGCCTTCAACCCTGACCCGAGGACACCGCTCAGTCTGAACTTTACAGATCTAGTTCGACTGGACGGGACGATGTCCTGCCCCGCCAACCTGAACAGTTCGTTCACAGTTCCTGTGGACATGAACTGGAGGTTCATTGACGAGGCCGGAGCACCGTTTTCTGGCACCGATCCTAGATGGACGGATGCCGGAATCCTGTATCTCGGGACAGAAGGCCTGACAGGCGCCAAGATCTTGACTGCCTATTGGGACTATGAGTTTGAGTTCGCTGAGTACGTCGGTACCGGTATCAACAACTTTGACGGATCGCGTGGCTCCACCACTATGACGTCTCCCTTTACGACAAACTATGTCGTCCAGGGAGCGAGTGGTGAGATGCCCGCGGGCGCGCTTCCGCTTGGGTTTTTACCCAACAACGAGGCGTCCAATGATCTCTCGAACAAGTTGCGAATCGTACCGTACGACTCGGAAAGCAGCATCGGCAATGCTGAGGGGCTGCTCTTCACATGCCCCGGACAGTACTGTGTCACGTACCGCTTCAGTGTCGCCATTGAAAGCGTTGTCGCGACGTCTGTGCGCATTCTGCTCAATGGAGTTGAATTGGTCGGTAAGCTCCTTCCGACCTTCCTCCAAGGATCAATGTACACACTACAGTGTCCGCTTGTCGCTGAGCCGGGAGACCTACTCCGAATCGTCGCTGACGTCATCGGTTGGACCATCCTGAACTCCGAAACTCTCATCACGCTGATCTAGTGTGATGCTTCTCTTCTTCAACAAAGGCTCGGCTTTGCTGGCATCCTTCAAGTTCCCCCTTCTTAGGGTGGGACCTCTCAGGGCTGTTGGCGAACACGTTATGGAACACGTGGCCGCCGTCCGGGTTCGCTAGACCCGTTAACGCTCCGTCCTATTAGCACGGGCGATCCCAGTAAATTCGCTCTGGGTGAGCATACC